TATCGGGGGGCTGTCAAAGGAGTTGGGATTGAATCGATTCTATGTGATCTCTCGTCACAATGAGGACTCGGCTGCGATCGCCGGGCGGAGCAACACCAAGAAGCTGGGCGATATCTTTGAGGCCTTTCTTGGCGCCCTGTGGACAGATTGCGGCAACCGATTCGCAGTCGTCTATGCCTTTGTGACCACGGTCATGGAAGCCTATCTGGATGTCGATGAGATTGTGAACTCAGTAACCAACTTCAAGGATATCTTTCAGAAGTACTGTCAGCGAGAGTTCAAATGCACCCCGGTCTATGAGATGCGGTCGAACGATCCGAAGAAGAATGAGATCGCTGTAGCCGTGCTTGTGGAAGGTAAGGTCTATGGAACCGGAGTCGGAACAACTCGCAAGAAGGCTGAGCAAACTGCGTGTCAGGAGGCACTCAGTAAAGTCGGGGTAAGCGTTTCCGCCTGAGTGTTCGCCGCCGACCGCCTCCAGGTTCTAGCAGTTTCCGACATGCTGCTTTGATGTCCTCCATCTTCTTGTCTGTCTTCGCAACCGGTGCGGTCGACTCGGGATTGTTGACGACCGGAGCCGGAAGAATGCGCTTCACCACCTGTGCCTCGGCGGGAGGCATGGGCTTCTCGGCCACAATCGGGTGGACAATTGACTGGCCTCCGAACAGGTTCGGAATAAGAGTAGTGACAAGACGCTCTGTTATAGGCTTTTTCCAGTCGGATCGGATGGCATCAAAGACATCTTTCAAGAAGAGTTTGCTCTCTTGCTCGGACACGATACCGGCAGCCGCAGCGGGACCCAGCAGACCGAGCGTATCCCACACGGACATCAGTGACTCAAAGGAAGCGGGACTGTTGAAGATTTTCGCCTGAACCAGCTGGTCAATGAGGGTGAACTGCAATGTGTGCTGACTGTATGATTTCCAGTAGGTCTGCGACTGCACATCCGACAGGGCATATTGGACAGTCCACTGCTTGAATGCCCTGAGGGTGGTGGTTCCACGCCCCCAGTCAAAGATGACCAGCTGGTCGCCCTGCCATCCCAGATTGCCGAAGTGGGTATCGCTGTGCGTGATCCCCATTGCATTCACCCGAGCCATGGCCAACATGACTCCTTTCAGCGACGACTTGATCAGGGCATCCGGTTTGGACTTGGTGCGTATGCTGTTTAGAAGCGTGTCCCCTTGCACCGGTGTGATGAGGTTGATAAGCCTCCTTTCGTCACCCTGCAGTGCACCAATCGTGCATCCCTCCCGCCTGTCCTCGGGTCGGAAGTTCGGTATACACGAGGAATCGGCCAGATTAAAGAACTTTGAGATGCCATGACCTTCCTCCTCCAGCTTTTTGAGTGCCTTGACTACGACTTTCTGGATCTCGAGTTCCCGTTGGTCGCGAGTGATTCGAGATACAAACGCAGTTCCAGCCGGTGCTTTGCGTAGAGTACTACGCCTACCATTACAGTCAACCTGCGGAATGTAGACGCAGGTATCGGCTCCCTGTGTTTTGTAGGCACCGCCCTTCATTGTTCAGAAGCGACAAGAATATATCCTCGCAAAAGATAAACACAATGGGCGGCGGTCTTCTTCAGCTCGTCGCATATGGTGCTCAGGACGCCTACATCACCGGAAATCCCCACATCACCTTCTGGAAGGTGCTGTACAAGCGTCATACCAACTTTGCTATGGAGGCTATGCGTGTCAACTTCACGGGTTCTCCCGCCTACGGACAGCGCTCAGTTGTGGTGGTAAACCGGAATGCTGACCTGATGTTCCGCACCTACCTCGAGGTCACGCTGCCTGACACCCGTGCTGCTGCCACGGGAGCCGCCCAGAACGTGCTCTGGACTGCGGGTGGTCGTCGCCGTCTCGGATACCTGCTTATCCAGCAGGTGGAGATTGAGATCGGTGGCCAGGTGATGGATCGCCATTATGGCGAGTGGATGTTCCTGTGGGAGTCCCTGACCTCGCCCTTCGACCAGTCTGTTCGTCTTGATCAGATGCTCGGTGCCAACGTGGCGGGAACCTACTCCACCCCGGCTGGTTGCAACGGCCGCCCCGCAGTTCTCTACATTCCCCTGCAGTTCTGGTTCTGCCGCAACCCGGGTCTGGCGCTGCCGCTCATCGCTCTTCAGTACCACGAGGTGCGCCTGAATTTCATCTTCCGTCAGGCCACGGATCTGGTGCAGAACATCTACGGATACGACATCAACGGCAACGCACAGGTCTGGTCTGGTGGTGTGGCTGCCGCGGCGGCTGCGCTTCCCCGTTTCAAGGATGCAGCGGTCTACGTGGACTACATCTACCTCGACACGGACGAGCGTCGCCGCTTCGCCCAGCAGACACACGAGTACCTGATCGACCAGCTTCAGTATGGTCTCCAGCAGTCGATCACATCGCAGACGGTTCGTCTGGATCTGACGCTCAACCACCCGGTCAAGGAGCTGGTGTGGGTCTACCAGGATGCACGTATGCTTGATTGCTCCCAGGTAGGTACGGCGTTTGGTTCGGTTCCGGCCGCTAACAACACCCAGCCCTTCCAGTATGCGGATATCGCCAACCGCTGCCGCCTCCAGCTCAATGGCCAGGATCGGTTCGATGAGCGCTATGGCGACTATTTCTGGAAGGTGCAGCCCTACCAGCACCACAGCGGCGGCGCCTTCGAGGTTCACGCCTACACGCAGTCCGTGCAGTCGGGTGCGGTGCCCCAGGCGCCCGTGTACGTGGTCTTCACGGGTAGCGTGACATACGGTACCACGGCTGTTACGAACGTACAGATCACGGGTACTGGCAGTGCGCCGTATGTGACTCTTGCGGCTCTCCAGGCCGCGGGTGCGACGCTGAACATTGTGAATGCGACGTTCGCCCTCGCCCCGTCTGCGTCGATCGCCGTTGGAACCCAGGAGGTCGTTCCGGCGGGTACGACGTTCACGCTGACATCCACGTCGTCGAGCGCATCTGCGGCAGGTACACTCGGTGCAGTTGCATCTGCCACGGGTACGGCGACCTTCTATGCGTTCTATGACCCGTACAACGCCCAGGTCGGCAGCGCGATTGGTGGACAGGCTGGTTTCCAGCAGGTGAACCCCGATGGCTCGACGACAGCATCGGTGGGCGGCTCTACGGTGTCTGTATCGGGCGTTGGCTACACGCAGTCGATCAACCCCATCAACATGTACTCGTTCTCTCTGGCGCCGGAGGAGCACCAGCCGTCCGGATCGTGTAACTTCTCGCGCGTCGACACCACGACCCTGGTCTTCGACTCGATCACGGGCGTGGACGGCAAGGCACTGGCTCCGGGTTCGTTCCCGAGCAAGAACTATCCGTTCCTGTTCCGCATGTATGCCGTGAACTACAACATCTTCCGCGTCATGAGTGGCATGGGCGGCCTGGCCTACAGCAACTAGTGACGCAGATACGGAACAATCAGAAGTCCCAACAGAACAATAAGGACGAACGTATCGAACACGCCGACTATCTTCTTATACTTGATCGGAAGTTCATGTGTTCCCGGAGGCACACCCCCGTACGGCTTTGCCCATCCGATCAGTCCGCCTAGCAGTGTAGGACCTAGTTTGTCATTGCAGTCGTAAATATAGTCATACCATGCCATCAATACATAGGCAGTCATTGCGAGAACAAACGCCAAGACCGCACTGTGTTCCCACGCCTTTGGGTGTGGCATGTAGAAGACAAAGAGAATGAACAATGCAAAGACGATGCACTTTTCATTCACATAGAGGGGAGTACCGAAAAGTCCAAGTCCCATTTATACTTTGAGGTCAGTATTTGTAATCGACGTATTAGGGGTACATTCCCCGATCCCTTTGGTCTGTTGCATCATGATCGGAGCGGGGTTGTCTGTGCCTGGGCAATGTGCATGTTGATGGCCTAGAATATGTCCCATTTCATGCGAGACCATGTACTGACGATACGATGCCAGTTGCTGACCACTCTTTGACGAGCCCCGAGCCCAGCGCATTGAATTCAGGTACATGTTATGACCACCAACTTCCGCACACGATAGATCCTTTGGAAGCCCACAGACCTTGCCAATCGTTGCCGGAGACGACAGTCGGATCGTTACATCGGGGCGGGTTGTCACCAACTCAAACCGATACCCATGCGCTTCCCACCCACTTGGATCTGAAAGATAAATCTGAAGCAAATCCGCGAACTCCTCCTGTGAATACCGGACATCCGGATCCACACGAGCGACGTATTTGATCAGTTTGGTCATCTTGCTTCTAGGAAACGAAAAGTATGACGCCAAACTAAGGAGCGTGACACCATGTCACCCAACAAGTGCACCAAGTGCAAAAAGAAGACACATCTCGTCTTTACCTGCCAATGTCCCGGCCTATTCTGCGTCAAGTGCCGAACGCCCGAAGTTCACGAATGCAAGGACTATGTTGTTTCGAAAGTGGAGCTAGTGAAGGTTGTTGCGGATAAGATCACGGAACGATGTTGAGCAGATCCATGAAGACATCCATGATCTTTGAAACATCCTTTCTCTGATAAACCGCGGTATTCAGAACGGATGTTACAAGGCCATCATCACGAATGAGAATCTCAGCTACAAGAACCTCGTTGTCATGACCCATGAAGGTGACGAGCCAACACGACTCAGACTGGATGTAGGTAAAGTCGCGAATGAGGTTGGAGAGGGTTGTCTGCGTCTCTGCGAGTGCGTTGTCGATGTTGAGAGCCATGGTAGTGATATCCACTGGATATGTCGGTCTCGGATCCGTTTTCGTATGCGATGTAAAAAACGGATTCCGTTACTCATACAGAAAGGAGAGCATCAC